TTCATACCTTTTTTAGTTAAATAAACTACACCACCAATGATACCGTTTACTTTATCAAGATATTTTTCTGCGTTCTTATCAAGTTCACTTCCGTTTACGAAAGCTTTAATCATTTGTCCTCTCTTATCATATCGTAGGATAGTATCACCAGTTTTTGCATTCTTTTCGTAATCAGCAAATGTATTGTATCCTTTTTTGATTGAGAAGTTTCCAGATGGAAGTTTTTTAAGTTCGTTTACTGATTCACCAAACATTTTAATCATTCTTTTTTGAACCGGATTTCCAGGAGTTCCAACTACCGCAGTTACAAAATTAAGTCTATCTGTTAACTTTGATTTTTTCACATATTGGTAAACCTTCTCAATATCCATATTGTGGGTATCAACAAACTTTTGGATTGCGTCTTTGTTTAAACCAGTCAAACCGCCAATTTCCATTGCGGTTCTACTAGCGTTTTCTTTTAGTAATGATATCATTTTCATTTTATATCTCCAAAATCACACTCACAATACCCACCCACTTCGCAGATGATTTCTCTCATAAGTGTATTAACCTTATTATAATTAGTTTGTTTTCTTTGAACTGATTCTTTGATAACCCCTTCATTTGTAGGTCTCATAAAAGCGCCATGTGTTGATGGGTTAGAAACAAAGTCCCAACAAATCAACTCAAAGTCACCTTCAACAGCAACAGTTCCATCTTCTTTAATCTGACTCACGGAACCCATACCTCTTGATGAGATGCCAACCGTACATTCTGCTTTGATTAACTCCTGTAAGATTTTACCAGCAGGTGTGTTTAAGATTTCAACTGCACCCATTACATCATCACCATTCCACCACACATCACGAACAACATGAGATGTATTCTTTAATTCAATTACTGATGATTCTGGGTGGTCAAGTTCACCATATGCTCGGTTTTCTTTGATTTCTCTACCCTTGTACTTTTCAACTTCTCTTTCAAGAATATTTTTAGGATATACTCTACCATTTTGGTTTTTAGCATTTGCTCTCTGCAATACGCCAGTAACCAAAAATCTTCCATGGCGGTCTTGTGACTCCTTTAGGATTTGAGGTGTAATTTGGAATACAGTAGTATCAACTAATAATTGCTTCATTATTTTTCCCAGATTTGTTTTTTGCGGTAAAGGTCAAGAAATACTTTAGCCAATTCTTTACGAATTAACAATCTGATTTGAGAGATATCATCTACCTCTAAAGCTTCATCAACTCGGTTCTTTTCACATCCACACGACATATCAAGCACCCAATTCTTTAATCTTACGAGAAATCTTTAACATTCTTTCAGAAATCTTACCAAATCTTACTTTTGTAGATTCCCAATACTGACCTTGGTCAACACCCATTTCGGTTTTAAGTTTGGTATTTTGATTTACCAATTGTTCTACTTCGTAAAGTTTACGATTGATTTCTTTGATAGCAATGTTTACCTTTTTCTTTGCAGACATTGATTCATCTTTTCTATAAGCACGATAGGTTGCTTCAATCAAACTTTCTAACTTTGAATCTAATCTTGAAAGTGATTCAAAATGTTTATCTGATTTTTTTGATTTTTTGTATCCCAAAACTTCAATATGGTCATCATCCATATCATCTTCACTTTTAGCAAAAGCGTATGGGGTTCTTGGGGGACCAGCACCACCATCAAGGTTTGCTGTCACATTTGCTTCATCCAACTCTTCTTCTTCTTGTTGGAGTTCAAGTTCATTGAATTTATCTTCAAGTTCTTTTAGTAAGTATTTACTCATTTGATTTTCCTCACCTCTTGAAGCAATTCGTGGTATCTTAATAAAGAAAGAACCTGCGTTTCGCTAATTACTTTTGATGTTGCGATACTTTCCATTAAATTAACAGTTTCGTTTAACTTAATAGATACAACTTTATCCGATACCTTTATTTTACCGAATGCCGATTTTAATTTTTTAACTTCAGAAATAACATACTTTCTTAATTTCTCTGAATTATCAATATTATTGATGTATGTTCTTAATACGTTCTTTTGTTCCGAAGTTAAACTTGAATATTTTTCATTGAATGAATCAACCAAAAATTTATAAGCCAATAAACGAACTTCTTTTGGTTGGGTTGTGTATTCTTCATTGGTTTTTTGTTCTACCAATTGTTCTTTTTTTGTGATGATACTTTCAAAGATAGTATTCTTACAATCAACCCACTCTTTTGGAGAATTTTCTTGCTTGTATTCAAACAACTTAAAGGTTGAAGCCAACTCTTTGTAATTGTTTACACGATACTTAAAAAAGTCATCAATTTTATATGATTCTTTGATAGATTTGATAAGATTATATTTTTGTCTACGAAGAATAGATTCGTTCAAACCTTTTCTTTGCTCTAAAATAATATTAACAAATTCTTGAGCTTTATATTGAGTATCAAATGTTTCCTTTTGAAGCGTCTGATAGAGATTTAACTCTTTGGTTAGTTCAGTCCCTTTTTTGAAATGGGATTTAATTATTTCAAGCGCCAGTGAGTTTTTGCCACCTAATGTATCAGCAGCAATTTGTCTCACGAGCAACTCAAATAAAATACCCGTATTTTTGAACTTACTGTGTTTTAATTTACCCATTTCAAACCTTTTATTTGACTTTCTAATAAATAAATATCGTATTGTAGGTTAAATCGTATCATCTAATAATTGTGACTCATCCAACAACCCCAGCTCTTCAGTTTTAGACTCTGGTTTTAAGGATTCCATAATCATAGACTTTGTTTTAACCTTCATTTTTTTCAGAGAAGACTTTAATGCAGTTTGGGATTCAACTGCCATCGGTCCTTTTCTAAAATTATGATATGTACTGTCTCTACTAATGTCGGTTTGTTTACCAAGTGGGTCTCTACCCATATTTGCTTGGTCGGTTCCGTATGTTCCACTTTCGGTTGGTCTGCCAGCGCCAGTAAATCCACCTTCGGGAGAACCACCCTCTTCTTCAGCAGGTTGTTGTGCAATCACAGCAAGGTCGTGTGGTGTTCCAAACGATTCTCCGGTTTTAGCTGGGTCATTACCCTCGGTAGTAATTTGTTCGTGTCTGAACGACAACTTCAAGTCATCAATTACTTTTTGCTGTTCCTTTTCCCACTCATCATCGGACATATTAAAGATGTTTTTGTAAATCCACTCTTGTGAAATCATCTTCAAATCCTTCATGTCTCTTACAAGACTTGTCTTTTCAGCAAGTAAAGCAATCTTTTCTTGTTCGTAGATAATAGATGGGTTTGTAAGCTCTAACTCAAAGTTAACGAGGTCTTCGTTCTCATATCCTTGTGAGTAAAGGTGAACAATTGCAATTTTAGTAAGTTCTGATAGAACAATCTTTTGAACTCGTTCCACGGTTCTTGCAAATCTGATATCTTGTTGAGCAAGCGTGGCTTTACCTTCTACACCCTCTTCGTATCCAATGAATGCTTTAGGAACTTTCAAAGCAGCCATCATTCTATTCTTCAAGTATTCAATATCATCAATACCACCGAACTCCATACCACTCAAAGAATCAATTTCAGTTCCACTTTGACCACCACGAACGGGTAAGAAGTAATCTTCCAACATATTCATCATGTTGAACTTGAGGTTGTAATCGCCGGTGTTTTGGTCAATGTATGGAACCTTCTTCATTCCATCAACAATGTTTCTCATGTGTTGGTCAACCTCTTGCGGTGGGATGTTACCAACATCAATTTTAAAGATTCTCTTTTCAGGCGCTCTCATAATTCTATGAATCATCATCGCGTCTTCCATAAGAGTTAATTGTTTCCAAGTTTTTCTAGCACCTTCTAACAAAGAACGACCATATGGTAAAAAGTTTGAGTCGGTCATCAATCTAAAGTGTGCAACTTGATAGAATGGGAAATACGTGCTTTTGTCTTTACCATATGAGAAATTTGTAGAAGAACTCATATTAGCCAACTTGAATCTAACCTCATAAGGATTATCAGGATTGAATCCTTCTTCACGTTCAAGTTCGTATGCTGAAATTGGTTGTACGTTTACAATACCAACACCTTCTTCAATATCTAAATACAAAAAGTAGTCACCATATTTGTTCATACCACGAACCCAAGCCCAAAGGTTGAATTCAATGTTTAAGATATCATAAAATAAATTGTGTAGGATTTTCTTTAAATTCTCATCAGAAGATTTGATACGAATCACATCACCCATGTCGTTCTTTAACGTACACTCATCGGAGTAGATATCTAAAATGGAAGTGATGATTGAATCTTTGTCCATCGCCTCATAGTCAGTATATAGCTCTAACTTGTTTGAGTGATAGTTAAATTGTTGATTGTAGGTTTCCCAATTCCTACGAGAGGTGTGCAATCTACCGAATCTATCGTAGTAAGATGTACCACGAATATTACCTTGGGATTGTAGTCTTTGTGAGTCTACGGCTTGTAAACGATTCTTCCCAACTCTTCTTACGATGACTTGGGTAGCGAATAGTTTTTGTAATCTTCCAAATAATGAATTGTCTGCCATAATATTTTTCTAAACTAAAAGAGTATACTTTTACAATCTATAAATATACAAAAAATAAACTACACTACCAAATTAAAGTATCCAAGTCATATCTACATCATTACCTCTACCATCTTTCAACACCCAAGGATTGTGTTGACCCATTCTAGCGTTATAAACACCACCTTGAGTTTTTGAAATGTGAGTTAGTGCAGTACGACTTAAATCAATACCTTGTTGTCTTAATTTTAGTGCGGTATCTCTTACCCAAAGTCCTGTGGAGAATGACATAACCAAGTCATCATTGTATCCTTGTTGAGCCTCTGCTTTTGAACCATTCCAAATGAATACAAATAGTTCATCAATCAAACGCTTTGAGTGAATGATTGGTGTCTTTTCCCTCATGTAAGTATCAAGTTTGGAAATTACCAATGGTCGTGTTCGTGAGGACATTGTAAAGCCCGGAACCATGTCTTCTTTTTTCTTTAAGTCCCAACCTTTTCTCAAGTGGACATCATCATCAACATAACCCAACTCACGATATGAGTAGTATAGATTTGTGTAGTTTCTATCAATAACTTCTTGGATTACAGCCCAACCAATGTTTGCGTTTTCAACCACCAACATAGCATTATTCCATTCTGCAGCAACTGATGTAAGGAACGCACCATATTGTTTGGTTTCAATCTTACCTTTGTATTCAGCAACCTGTTCTACAGTTTCAATATCAATAACATGAAATGCTGAATAGTCGGATGAATCACCACGAGCCACATCGGCGACTACTACATAGTCACGAGAATAATTTGGATATTCCCATAACCAATAGTTACCATCAAATCCTCGTTTTTCAATAGGGTCTTTAATATAAGTTTCGGTATACCAAGTTAAGATTGATGAATCAACCACCGTGTAACCTGAACTGATGAAGTCACAATCACATTCCTGTGCTGCGCCCTTTTCGCCAAGCAATTTTGTTTGGTCATCTCTCCAACTTTGGTTTCGTTCAGGGTGAACGGTCCAGTGAAGTTTAATTGGATTCCAACTATCACCAGCCTCACCTTTTAACCAAATTTTGTGAAACCAGTTACCTACACCATTTGGAGTTGATAAGACAATAGCTTTACCGCCTGTTGAAAGAGTTGATTGAGCAGAAGTCCAAATATCTTCAATGTTGGAAATAAACGCAGCCTCATCCATAATCAACATTGAAAGAGCTTCAGAACGACCCGCGTCACCTGCGGCTGATGTTGCTTTGATTTGAGAACCATTTCTTAATCGTAAAGAAAGTTTATTGTCTTCTTCGGTCTGACCTCTTAACCAACTTGGTAGATTTTCGTGCATAAACCTTAC